CACCGTGCTGCACGTCGACGAGGACGAGGACTACAAGGGGCTGTAATGTCTACGCTTGTTGATCGCCTTGTCGGTGACAGAGACTCTCTGGGAAGTCGGGGCTGGAAGAAGCCACGGCATCTACTGGACGCGATTGCTAGGCGGAAGAAGATCGCTCGCGGCTCACGCTACGCATCGCTGCTGGCGTTCGCCCAGTCCCGCAGCGACTGCGGCCGTGATGAGGGCGGCAAGTTCGGGCCGAAGAACGACTGCGCGTCGGACGGCAGCGGCCCGGACGCAGGTCTTGATCGGGTCTGGTCGGACAGCCCGCTGTCGCGAGGCGAGACAGTCGGACAGTGGCTCGACAGGCACAAAATAAAAAAAGAGGGCGACAAATACGTTTTCTACCACGCGAGGCCGTCGGGGTCAGACTACGAGACTCTCAGGAAAGGTTCTTATCTGGCAGACGATCCGAAGGACGCTGCCTTTCAAGCCGCACGAGATCGCGGACTGAATCCGGACTCTGACGTTGAGGTCATCAAGGTCCTGCTGCATCCGGATGAACTCAATCCCGGCGTTCACCCGACGCTTCGTAAGCCTTATGCGATTAGTCACAAAAGAGCCTCGCGAGCCTTCCGCCCAACGCGCAACGGCGAGCCTCGCGCTGCTGACTGCGGCCGGGACGATGACGGGAAGTTTGGTGGGGGCAATAAGTGCGCCACCGATGGCGGCGGCTCAGAACCTTCCTCCATCCAGCCCGACAAGCCAAGCTGGATGGGCAAGGTTGACGCGAGCGGATCGGCCAAGAACGGAAACTGGTATCTGGAGAAGAACGAAAAGGGACACGAGTCTCCGGGCCACGGCGAGGTGACGTCGCACGTCATCCGTCTGGTCGACAGCGACGGAACGGTCAAAGCGTTTTCTTACGCCGATTTGTCTGACGACAAAAAAGACATTTATGTCAACTACTCCGAAGTCGCCGAGCCATTCCGTGGTAAGGGAGTGTACACGGACCTGCTCGACTCGCTCTCTGAGAAGTTTCGCGTGACGTCCGACGAGCAGCACAACGTGGCAGCACCGGCACGAAAGGCGTATGAGTCTCTTGGTGCCAGAATAAACCAGTACGGCCAGTACGTTCTTGAAAAGAAACAAAGACCTTCCGCACAGTCCCGCAGCGACTGCTCCCGCGACGACGACGGCAAGTTCGCATCGGGGAACAAGTGCGCCAACGTGGACGGTGACTCTCGCCCCTCTGGCGGCAGGCTCCGGCATGACGACGGCTCCCAGACGAACGTCGCCAGAAAGCTGTATCAGATGGGCATCTCCGAGGAGAAGCTCGGCGACTTCGTTCGTGGCCTCGGCGGCTCAGCGAAGACGACGACGGTCAAGTTCAACCCGCCGAACGTGAACGTCTCGGTGAAGTCACCCGGCGGCAAGGAACTCTATCACGTCGACGTTGGCTACTACAAAGTTCGCGTCTACGCGACGTCCAAGAGCGTACCCAAGGGTGAGTTGAGCAAAATCGAGTCTCTCGCGAAGGAGACATTCCCCGCCAAGCCAGTGAGCGGAAAGACGAACTCGAAGGTAGAGGTGACCGTGCATGCAGACCCAAGCGAGTACTCGAAGTGGAAGTCTGAAAACGCGGAGAAGCAGAAGGCGATGAAAGACAAATACCAGTTCTCGCCGTATCTGGCCCCGAACGAGAAGCCGATCGAGTGGAAGTCTGACGCCACTCTGGCGAGCCTGCTGGCGTTCGCCGCCTCCCGGAACTGCGGGAACGGTCCGGGAGGCTTTCAGCCGGGAAACACATGCGCCAGCGGCAAGCTCGCCGATGCGGCGAAGGGTGCCGCCAAGGGTGCGTTGTCGGGAGCCGCCGCAGCGGCTGGCGGGCTGGCCCCCTACCCCCCCTATGTCGCGAAGGGCGCTGCCGTCGGGGCTGTGGCGGGAGCCGTGAAGGGCCTGTACGACAACAAGATGCGGCCCACGAGGGTGATGGAAAAGATCGCCGAGGTTGGGTCGACAGAGAAGAAAATCTCATCTCTCGTGAAGAAGCTCGGCGGCACTCCGTCGTCGTCGGCCGACGTCAGTCGCGGGAAGTTGCAACTCACCGTCCGGAACGAGGCCGGGAAAAAGATTTTCCACGTCCAGATCGGCAAGGAGGACGTCGTCATCTACCCGAGGTCCGCTACCGGGACCCTCAGCGACAAGCAGATCGCGAGAGTGAGGCAGGTGGCGAAGGATTCTGTCCCGAAGAATGTTTCCATCGAGGTGAAATCGTCCTCGAAGGCATACATCGGCAGGCTCGTCAGGAATGGTTTCAAGGTGGCTGCGGATGCTGCCGGGAAGCTGATAGCGACTGCTGTCTTCGCCCCGGTGGCCGACACGGTTGTCGGCGAGGCTACTTACTCGTTGAAGAAGAAAAGGTGACATGGCTCTCTCCAGTGGCGATAAGTGTCCGTGTGCGAAGTGTCAGGGACGAATGCGTACCCGGACGAGCAAGCAGTGCGGCGACTATCAGGTCCGCTATCTCCAATGCCCCTCATGCGGGCGAAGCGACAAGTCGATCGTCGCCGCGACGGCCGTGTGGCGACGAAGCGACCCTTCGGCGGGAAGTTCTGCCATACAACGGTGATTGCTTCCTGAATCCGCCTCCCCGCTTTTAGGTTGAACGTGTCGCCCCAAGGCGTCCGCGTAACACACCGTCTCAAGCAGGGAAGCAATCGAAATGGAAGCGAACAACAAGGTCAAGGCCCTTCTCGACGAACTGGCCTCCGTGCTTGCGGAGATGGGTGCGCTTGGCGAGGTTGACGAAGCTCCCGAAGGCGACGAGATGGAGTCGAACTCGGCCGAAGGCAAGAAGCCCGGTTACGAGGACTCGCCCGAGGACGATGCTGCCGACGCCTCCGCCGAGGAGAGCGCCGACGAGGAGATCGAGACGCAGAAGGAAAAGAAGCTGCGTTGCCTCTGCGAGCGGGCCGAGAAGCTCCGCGAGCGAATCAAGTTCTACGAGGGTGTCGCCGCGAAGGAGTTGGAACTCCGTGCGGTCCTCGACAAGTCCACGCCTGCTTCAGAGTCCGCAATTCTCAACCCAGCCAAGGAGGGCCGGTCTGTGTCCATCTATCACAATCTCCCCGGTGCCGGTCGTCTTCGTGCCTTCAAGGGTCCGAACGCAGAGGAGCGGGCCTATCGCGCTGGTCAGTTCTATCGTGCGACCCTGCTCGGCGACAAGAACGCGGCTCGCTGGTGTGCCGACCACGGCGTCGTGACCGAGTCCCGCGCTCAGGGCGAAACGGTCAACTCGCTCGGCGGGATTTTCGTAAATGACGAAGTGCTGAACGAGATCATCGTGCTGGTTGAGCAGTACGGCGCGTTCGCCTCGGCCGCTCGCAACGTGAACATGCAGTCTGACACCCTTATCATTCCTCGCAGGGTTGGCGGTCTGTCCGCGTACTTTGTCGGGGAAAACACGGCCGTGACGGATTCCGACGCGAGTTGGGACCGGGTGCAGCTTGTGGCGAAGAAGGTCGCTGTCGCGAACCGCATGTCGTCTGAGATTCTGGAAGACTCCGTCCTGAATCTTGCAGATTATCTGACAAGTGAGGTGGCCCGCGCCATCGCGCAGCTTACGGATCGCGTCGGGTTCGTGGGGACCGGGAGCGGGGCGGACGGTGGCATCATCGGTGCCTGCACGAAGATCGTCGACGGCAGCCACAACGCCAGCGTCGTGACCGCCGGTGCGGGTGCTGTGAGTGCCGAGACCCTGACGATCGCCGACCTCGTGGCGACCGCCGGTCGACTGCCACTTTACAGTCGTGCGAATGCTCAGTGGTTCGTGAGTCCGGCTGTCTACTCGGCGACCGTGCAGCGTCTCGGCCTGTCGAGCAACGTCGGTACTCTGGCCGGTGGCAATACTCAGGATACGCTAACCAGCGCTCCTGAGCTTCGCCTGCTCGGCTACAAGGTGAACTTCGTCCACACGATGAACAGCACCCTCGGGTCGGACCCCGGTGCCGTGAAGTTCCTGCTCGGCGACATGAAGCTGTCCAGCATGTACGCGACCCGCCGGAGCCTCCAGCTTCGGACGAGCGTGGATCGGTACGCGGAGCTTGACCAGACTTTGCTTGTCGCTTCAACAAGGTTCGATGCGGTCACGCACGACTGCGGCTCGAACACTGTCGCTGGTCCGCTCGTGGCCCTCAAGACCGCCGCTTCGTGATCCCAACCCTCAAACCCCGTCCCCAGCCCCAGTAAGGAGCAATAGAAGAGATGAACCACCTCGAAGGCACGAAGACTGCTGCCAAGGTTTCCGCCAGCGTGGCGACCTCGGCGACCCACTCGCACGAGATCGACACCTACGGCTACGACTATGCGTCGATCGACGTGGTCTACAGCCCGTTCACGGCTGCCACCACGGCCTACGCATCGGTGCTGAAGCTCCAGCAGAGCGATTCCGCTGGCTCGGCTCAGGTCGACGTCACGGGCTTCACGGTCACGGCTGGCGCGGGCAGCACGACTGGCGCAAGCGTCGGTGCGGTTGCCCGGTTCAACGTCGACCTGCGGGGCAAGAAGCGATACCTGACGGTTGTCACCACCCCCGGCAACTCGGTTGCCGTCGCCTCGGTCGCTCGACTGAGCAAGGGCGAGGACATGCCGATCACGGCGTCTGCGGCTGGCGTCAACAGCTTCGTCAGCGGCTGACGGCTGTTTCCACGGAGGGATTGGCTGGGCAGGGATGCCCCAGCCGTGTTTGAAACCCTCTTGGAGCGGTTGCGATGCGTGTTCTCGTCGGCAATGTCGAGCATGATGTGAAGGTCGCGGCATGCATGTCCATGCCGCGACTTTCTTTTACAGACAATTACTTCTGCGCCTATTCGGCTTTCTCTCCCCACGGCATCAACATCACCAAGGGGACTGGTGCGTTCTGGGATCAGGTCATGTCCCGAATCCTGACGGACCTGTCGAAGGAAGAGACGGGCAATCAGTTCGTCTGCACCATCGACTACGACAGCGTCTTTGAGCCTGACTGCCTGACGAGGCTGATGGCGGCGATGCTGATTTCCGGGGTGGACGCTATCGCTCCCTTGCAGACGAAGAGGGACGACAAGACTCTGATGTTCAAGCCGGTCGGTTCTCCGGAAGCGTCGGCGGACGGCACTGCGAAAATCTCGCTCCCTGTTGAGTGGTGGGAGGCTCAGGCCCAGCCCGTCGAGACGGCTCACTTCGGCCTGACCCTGATCAGGACCGCTGCGTTGCGTCGGATGCCGAAGCCGTGGTTTGTCGGTCTTCCGGGGAAGGACGGCGACTGGGGTCCGGATCGCGTCGATGCTGATATCGCATTCTGGCATCGCTTTCGCGAAGCCGGGAACACGCTCGCGATCTGCCCTCAGGTCGCGATCGGCCACGCCGAGCTTGTCATTACGTGGCCCGATCAGAAGCTCAACGGCATGCATCAGTATCCGGCGGACTATTGGGGGAGCGGCGGCAAGAGGCCGTCCGAGGCTTGGGGGTCTGAGGCACACGCGGCAAAGTCCGCAGGGAGTCAATGACATGAAGGTTCGCATGTTGAGGAATTGGGGATGGTATCAGCAGGGAGAAGTGGCTGAGCTTTTTGACCCGGTGGCCGAAGAGTACATCAAGAACGGATTCGCGGAGCGGCTGGGGGAGAAGAGGTCCGTCGAGGTGGAGCGGGCCGAAGAGGGACGTGGCGGCGTTGAGGCAGCCGTCGTGAACGAAAGGCGAAGGCACGGACGGTGAGAGACTACAGGTACTTCGAGGTCGTTCAGCGAAGCAACGTCAAGTACAGGTCGCTTGTTCGTGTCGAAGAGCCTGTTGTCGAGCCGGTTAGCATCTCCGAGGCCAAGTCTCACCTTCGAGTGGACTCGCAGTTCACGGACGACGACCTGTACATTCAGGGCCTGATCTCGTCCGCGAGGCACTACGTGGAGACTGTCAGCGACAGGACTCTCGTTAAGTGCCGTTATCAGATGAGCTTGGACGTGTTCCCCCCGTGGGACATCGAGCTTCCGAGGCCCCCGTTTCTCGTTGGCGGAGAGGTCACGATCACGTACGTGCCGTCCGACGGCGTCTACACTCCAGTCCAGTACACGGGGTTCCGGCTCGATTCAGCGGCCACGCCAGCCGCCATCCGTCCCCCGTGGAACGGTTGCTGGCCTACGTGCAGGGGTGCTGAGAACGACGTGGTCGTGACTTGGTCGGCCGGGTACGGAGATGATGGGACCAGAATCCCACCCCCGGCAAAGAACGCGATGCTTCTGCTGATCGGAAGCTGGTACGCGAATCGTGAGGCTGTCGTTCAGGGCGGCATGAACCCCGTCCCAATGTCTGTGGACGCACTGCTCGGCACTATCAACTGGGGGCAGTATCGGTGACTCTCCGCGCGGGTGACATGCGTGAGTCGGTGACGATTCAGGCTGCCGTCGAGCAGACGAACTCCTACGGCGAGTCGACCATTTCTTGGGTCGACTACGCCACTCGTCGCGCCGCCATTGATGGAATCAACATCCAAGAGATGATCTCCGCTCAGGAGCCTCAGACCGTCGGCACCCATCAGGTGCGATTTCGGTACGTTCCGGGCCTCAGGAACTCGATGCGACTCCTGTGGACGAGTCGCGTCCCATCGAGGACGCTGGACATCCTCGCCGTCAGCGAGAAGAACAATCGCGAGGAGCATCAGCTTGTTTGCAAGGAGCGGTTCGCATGATGCTCCTTGCCACCGTACTCGGCGCGGATGAGGTGATAGCGTCACTGTCCGATCTGGACTCTGTTCTGGACAAGGCTCGCGTTCTTGAGTCGCTCGCGAAGGAGTTCGCCGACGAGCTTCGCGAGAACACTCCTCTGGGGTACAGCAAGAAGCTGAAGGACTCCGTCGAGTACACGCCGACAGAGGTCGGATACGATCAGGGCGTGGAGACTGCCGGGGACGAGTCTCTGGACTCGGTGACCACCGTGAGAGTTCGCGGGAGGACGGTCCTGAGGAGGTCCAGATGGGTCAAGGTCGAGGGCCTTGAGGACGTCCTCATGTCGACGGCGGCAAAGGCTGCTGGCGGCAGTGTCATTCGATTTGAGGAGTCCTTCGTTGGCCGCACCTGAGAAGTGGCTCCGCACCAGAATCGGATCGGCAACGTCCGCCGGGATTTATCCGGTTCTGGCTGCCATGAACTCTCCGTTCCCCCTCGTCGTCTACCGCAGGACGGGGACCAAGCGAGAGCGAGGAATGACCGGCAATTTCGGGGTTCCGGTCGCCACGTTCTCGGTCTCGATCGTCAGCGAGACGTACACGCAGGCAAAGGACATCGCGGACTCCATTCGCAGGTCGGTCGACAACTTTACGGGCGAGTCGGATGGGGCAAAAATACATTTATCGACGTTGGTCTCCGAGCAGGACAACATGGAACGTCCGCCCGAGGGCCAGTCGAAACCACTGTACAGGGTTGATCAGGTTTACGAGGTTCGATTTCAAGAAACGGTCTAAGGAGGGACGACATGGCTTTTGAAGGCGGTCAGGGCATCATTTTTTCGTATCCGGTGCAGACGATCGCGGGCTACACGGCGTCGTCTCAGAACTTCACCTGCACCTCAATCGCCGTGTCCAAGAAGGTCTCGGAGATTGACGCCTCGTCGCTCGCGACGAAGACCGGCGATTTCCGTTCGTATCGCCCCGCTCCGATCCGCGACGGCGACGAACTGAAGATCGACTTCATCGGCATGTGTGTCCCGATGATGACCGCCACGGGCGCGATCACGTGGACGATCGACGGGAGCGGTTCAAACGCCGGTTTCACGTCGAACATGCCCACGGCTGCTCTCTGCACGTCGTGCGACATCACGGCGTCGGTGGGAGAGTTGATCAAAGGCTCGGCCAGTTTCCGCCTGACGCAGTACTAACTGCTAGGGGGCAGCATGCCGGTATTGCCCGGAGGAGAGCCCGTATCCTCTCAGGGAGTGTCGTGTAGTTGGGGCGACGTGACGATGACGGCAACGTCAGTCCAGTTCCAGCAAGCGGCTGCGGCCGAGTACGACATCACTGGGTTTGACGCTAGGATCACCGCCGATCCGGGCAATACGTGCCATTTCCTCGTGACCAAGAGCGTTGACTACGCCGTCATCGAACCCGGCGAACTCAACGTCGACTTTATCGCGAACATGTCCGCGTTGGGGCTGACGTCAAAGATCGGCCTGAGCAAGCTCGTCACGTTCAAGCAGCAGCCGTCGTCGGGCGGCAGTGCCTTGATACAGTCTGCCCCGTCGTTCAACATCACTGCGACGGCGTTCCTGACATCGATTTCGCTCAACGCGCAGGTCGGTCAGTTCATCACCGGGAACTGTACGTTCAAGCTCTCTGACAGGTAGTATGAAAGTACGGGCAAGGTAACTTTTTCTCTCTACGAGGCAGGCAATGGCTTATCTGAACAAGGCGGCGATTCTGGCGGCTAAGGACAAGAAAATGGTCGACGTGGTCGTCGACGAGTGGAAGGGCGATGACGGCACTCCGGGTACGGTCAAGATTCGAGTGATGACCGGGACGGAGCGGGATCGCTTCGAGGCCGAGTTCGTCGGTGGCAACAAGTCGGTCGACATGGTGCGAGCCAAGCTCGTCGCCAAGTGCCTCTGCGACGAGGAAGGGAATCGGTTATTCACCGAGGCCGAGATTCCCGCCCTCGGCGAAAAGTCGGCAGCCGTTCTCGACAAGCTCTTCACGATCTGCATGAAGCACAATCGGTTCACGAAGGACGACGTTGAGGAGATGGCGGGAAACTCCTGAGCCGTCCGAGGCGGCGATTCGAGTTTCGTCTGGCGTTGGCCCTCGGGAAGACACACAAGCAACTCCTAGAGGAGTGTGACGCCGAAGAACTGGCCGAGTGGGAAGCGTTTTGGACCATCGAGCCGTGGGGGGACGAGTGGCGTCAAATCGCTCGTCTTACTACGGCTCTTTGCACGGCTTGGGGAAGTAAAAACCTCGAAGAAGAGATGATTATGCCGAGCCACAGGAAGCCGCCGCAGTCCATCGGACACATGCTCGCCGAACTGTCGAAGATGGCGAGGTGACGACAGATGGCGACGATCGGCAGCATCAAGATCGCCTTCGACGCTGACATCTCCGCCCTTCGTGCTGGGATCAAGGAGTCCATCGACCTCGTCGACGGCCTGTCGAAGCGGATGGGCTCCCTGTCGAGCAGCGACGTCAAGCTGGCGATCGCTGTCGACACGACGGCTCTCGACGCCGCTGTGGCGAAGATCGAGGCTGCTTCCGGCGCAACCATCACGCTCACGACGGCCGTCGAGAGCGAGGAGATTGACGAGGCGACGGAGGGGATTGATGAGCTTGTCAATTCTGTCTCTTCGTCGTCTCCCGTCGTCGAGATCAAGGCAAAGACGACCGCAGACACGACGGGAGCGGACAAGGCCAAGAAGGCCGTCGCTGACGTAAAGGAAGAGGCCGAAGGCAGGTACGGCATATCGATAAAGGCCGACGCTAAGAACGTCGCAAAGGCGGCGGCAGATGCTGCCAAGGAGGTGCAGCCGTTCGCCAAGGGATTTTTCTTCCCCATTGCGATCTCGGCGTCCTCCGTAAAAGAGATTCGTTCTGCCATCGGCGAAATCAGAGGTGCTTTTGGCTCTGCCTCGTCCTCGATAGGTAAATTCAACGGCGGTATGGGCAGTGCTGTGATCACGGCAGCCAGCGTCACTAGGTCCTTGATCGCGGCGAACAACGCTTTCTCGGACACGGTCGAATCTTCAGGCAAGCTCTCGACGTCAATGCGAGTTCTGTCTCGCGCTGGCTCAAGCATCACGGCGCTAACGACGGCCATATCGACGGGTGGTGCTGCGTTTGTCGGAGGGGCTGCTGGCGCGACCGCGAACGCTGCCGCAACCCGCGCGGTCGAGTCCGCCACGAAGAAGCTGAACCCACAACTGAGAGACTCTGTTCGTTTTCTGTCGTCGCTTGGGATCGCCTACGCCGAGACCGTTATCGCGGCGAGGGTTTCCGCTGCCGCTGCCAGTGTGTTTGCTGCTTCTATCAAGTCTGGCGTGAATCCGCTCGCAGCCGCGTCTGCGTTCTGTAGGACGTACACGCAAGGTCTCGACGGCCTGAGGATTGCCACGGTCGCCGCCGAGGACCGGCAGAGGGTCTTCGTTAGGGGCGCGGCTCTCGTGGAACAGATCGGAACCCGGCTGAGGTCGTCAGCCTCGGGTGCGGTCGAGCCGTTCGTCACCGGGTATACGAGAGCAAGAGCGGCCGGGGACGGGTACTTCACTGCGGTGGCCCGAGGCGCAAGGGGGCAGATCAACTCGGTTGGCATACTTCGCAGGTCGATCGCAGCCGTGTCGGACGCATTCGCTCCATTGACTACGGGGTTCACCCGCGCGAGGAGCAGCGGCTCGTCGTTCTTCGCCGCCCTCGACAGAGGCTTCACCGCTCAGTTGCAGTCGAGCGGGGCGTTTCGGTCGGCCGTCGAGTCACTTGGCTCTGTTTTCAGGGCTACGGGCGTCTCCGCGTTCTTCGATCCTCTTGTGACAGGATTCACGAGAGCAAGAGCGGCAGGCGCGGGGTACTTTGCCGCCACCGCGAGGGGCGTGAGCGGACAGCTAAATTCCTCGGCAGCGTACAGGGCAGCCGCGAGGGCCTTGGGCGATCTCGGAACCTCTATCTCGAAGGTCGCCGGGAGCTTTATTGGCATAAACGCCTCAACCCGAGAGGGTCGTTTAGCGTATGACTTGTTCAGCGCTTCTGTCCGGGCCGTCCAGTCAAACGTACTTGCTGCCTCGGGATACTTCCGGGTTCTAGGCTCATCGATTTCGGCCGGTCTTCAGGCCCTCCCCGGCGGCTCGGCGATCGTGAAGGTCCTTTCCGATGGGTTTTCGGCCGCGACGAAGACATCGTTGGGTCTCGCCTCCAACATGCAGCTAGTCGGCGGCGCTCTCCGGCTCGCGACCGGCCTGATGACCGTAGCTGCTGTCGCTGGCGGAAAGTTTCGTGACGAGCTTGCCCACATGGCTCAGGATGCATCTCTGACGAGAAACCTTGCCGATCGCTTCGGGGCTACCACTCAGGAGATTGAGAAGCTCAAGTTTGCGGCAGACAGCGCCGGAGTTGGCCTCAATCAGCTTGGCAGGGGACAGCAGCAGTTGTTTTCCTCGCTCAGCAAGATTCGCACCGGGCAGATCAATACCGAGAACGTCCGAGAGGCGAAGCTCGCATTCGACAAGCTCGGCATCGGCATTGAAGACCTGAGAAGCAAGAAGCCGCAGGAGATTTTCCAAGAGATCGCCGAGAAGATCACGAAGATCAAGGACCCTGCCGACAGGACGGCGATCGCATTTGACCTGTTCGGCAAGCAGGGTGCAGCGATACTCCCCGCCCTCAAGAGCCTCAGTCAGGTCGAGGAAGACCTTGAACGTCTCGACGTCCAGACTTCCACTCTCGACTTCTCTCGCATTGAGGGCATGGCATCGTCATTCAATCGGGTACGCATGGCTACTAAGGCCTACGCCGAGGCGAGCCTCACCGCGTACACGGAGTTGCAGGCAGGATTCAACAACTTCCGAGCCGACGTCGTCGGAGGGCTTGCCAGCTTGGTGCAGAACTCCGGGTCTCTGTATGCGGACTTCACGAAGCCGATCGCCGTCGTCCTTGAGGTGTTCGGGCGGATCATCAACATTATTCTTCGAGCCGCAGCCGTTGTCGTGAGACTGACGGCAGCGTTCGCGCCGTTTCCGACGATCGCAAGGTTCGCGCAGGCGGTCGGCGAGGGCATCAAGACATTCCTGTTGAAGCCTCTCGAAGACTGCGTAACTGCGGCCGACAAGGTCGCGACCGCCCTGTACGAGGCCCTGACGCCAGACTACTGGTCCGGCGGGGCCGAGGGGGCGAAGTCGCTAACCTCGCAGATCATCGAGACGTCGAAGTCGATGGGGATTATGATCCTCACGGCTGGAGCCGCTCAGGCCGCAATGACCGCGATGGGCCTGCAACCGGGCGCTGCCATGATGAGGCTGCTCGGCAGCATCAGGATCACTCAGGCTGGCCTGCTCGGCTTCGCGAAGTCTGCAATTTCGGCCGCGCTAGGGGGCCTCAAGGCGCTGACGATCGGCCTGTATCAGACGTCCGTCAATTTCGTCGCAGCCGGGATCAAGATTGCGGCCACCTCGATCGCCTTGGGAGTGCAGACGGTCGCCGGATGGATTACGCCTTCCCTTGCCGGGATGATTGCTTACGCGACCGGAATGAACGCGACTGCGATCGCCGCACGAATAGCAGCCATCGGCATGGCGGCGTCGTGGGCCATTGCGACCCTTGGCCTGTCTCTGATCGTCACGGGAATCGTTGCCGTCTACCAGAATTTCGACAAGCTGTCGGCCTTCTTCGCCGACTTCTCGAACAACGCCTCAAAGCTCTTCACGTTCGAGGGCGCTGCCGAGGCCGCGAAGGCCGTCGCTGGGGCTATCTGGGACGCATTCAAGAGCATCCTGTCCGGTATCGGCGGCTTCATCGGGATGATCATTCAGAAGATTCAAGGGAAGTTTCAGGAGATCAAGCCGCCGGAGGCACTCGACGCAACAAAGGCGAGCGCTGAGGAGATTGTCTCGAAGCGAAAAGAGATTGCTCAGGTGACGTTTGAGCAGCAGAAGGCGGTTCAGGTGCAGTTTGGGGCCATTCAGGGTCCGGCACCAGAGCCGCCTAAGCTCGACAACGAGCGGGAGTTGACC